TTGCTGGGTGGAATCCGGTGGATGGAAAGTATGCAAGTTCCACACTAACGTCAGACACAGCAAACATAAACTCCACATAATCGTTAGCTTTCAAGTCAAAGAAGAAGTTAGCCGCGCTAAAAATCTCTGCGTTGTTTCCCTGAATCCTAATCTGACTTGCCGAGTTTGGTACATCAGTTCCATTTAACCTTGGCCATATCCAAAAGCTAGCTGTTCCACCAGATGTCTTGTCGAGTTGAACTGAGAACTGAAAGTTGTAAACACCCTCAGTATCAACCGTGACTTTGGTGTTTCCTGACTGTAGATAGACACCATAGCTCAAGTCTGTGGTGTTAAACGTAATAGCCTGAGCGGTATTAGCTAAAGCTGCAACCTGCGTTGTCGTATCAAGAAACTGACCGTATCGAGTACGCTTTAACTCTCTCGGCGGTGGTGTTGATTGCAGGCCTTGTATCTCAGACTGTAAAGACGCAATCAAATCTAACGCTTGAACCGCTTTCGCTTCAGCAGCTCCAGCAGCTATATTGATCGTCTCAACAACATCTGGCGCAATAGCGTCTACAGTCGCAAACAGTTTCTCAAACTGTTTGATCTGCTCGTGATCGCCAAGGAATGCCTTTAGTTGATCTCGCGTCAACCCTAGACGCTTAGAAGTGGACATTATGCCGCTAGTGGCTCTATCTGAGCCTCTAGCCTCGCAACAGATATGTGTGCGTCTGAGTCGCCTTCAAACCGCTGTATGCGCCAGTTTCTCATGTTGCCCATCTGGAACCAGACGATGCGCTTTTCAGTTGCTCCTGTAGATCCTACACTCACAAACCGAGGCTGGCTCCAGGTCAGTCCATCTTTCGAGTAAGACGTAGAGATCTGAGGATTGGTCCCAACCGAAACCCTTCCAGTGACAGATACCAATTCCATTTGGTGAAAGACAGCACCGCGAGATTCGTTGTAGACGATGATCGTTGAGAACTCCCAACGAACTTTCTGCCCCCAGTGAGAACCGACTAACTGTGTTGAATACCCAAGCGAGCCATTATCTGGATGACCTACCGTCCAGTTGTTGTACGCCCAGACGAAATTTCTCGCAAGATACTTTTGAAATCCTTGCGCGGAGCTTGTGAGGGTAAACCATACGAGGGTTTGAAGTTCTGTCGTCGCCTGCCCGTCGAAGACAATGGTTCTATCGGGAAGATGTACGTAGAGGTGTTGATGCGCTTTATCATTTCGAGCCTCTAGTTTGACATTGCTTAACTCTGCTTCTGTGTAGTTCAAAAGCAAAAGGTCTATCTCTTGAGAGCTTATCTTCTGAGTTGTCGCGTTAGCACCAAGGTAAATCCCTGGTGCTTCATTTCTCCCAGAACCTAGAAAAGCAATCTGAGCATTAAACACGCAACAAGCAAACGTCCCAACACAGCCTTTTTCAATCTGTGCGCCATCAATGCGAGCAAAAGGGAAGAACTGACCGCCCACATTATCGAATACCTCAATGGTGTATCTGTTCAGCGCGTAAGCCTCATCTCTGAGTTTTAACAACGCAATGACAGGATCAGGGTCTACCTCAGAGCTTCCATACTTCAGTGGGTTTACCGATAACGGATCGTTGAGCTCAGTAACAATCAGACTTTGACCGTCTGTTGTCATGAAGTACCCATCAATCCAAATCATATCGAGCACCTGACCAAGATCGGGGTCGGTTACTTGCACAAGAGAACCAGGACTAAAGTAGTAAAGCTTTTTCCCAGAGACAATGGCTAAACGATCAAAACTGTAATCCATTGTCACGTATTCGTCCGTTGGACCGCCAACAACGCCATGCTCTACAACTGTGCCATCTTGAGCAATGGAAACAAGTTTTGTCCCCATGACCCGATATAACACGCCATTCCAAAGTATCCCGCCTCGATCAGGACCAGGCCCAGTGCTGTACTGCACAATACCGTCAGCAGGCCTCAAGTATTCATTACTTATTCCAGAGCCTTTTGGCGTAGGGATAAGGTTTACAGGGTATGCAGTTCGAATATTCGCTAGCAAATCCGTGTAAATGCCTGAGAGGATCGGTATTTGCATCTAGCTTTGCTCGACCCAAGAGGTTGCTGCTTCATCCCAGCTATACATCTTTCCATCTGTCGGCATAGGTGTGGGCGGCTCCCATTGTGCCGTGTCGTTGTTCAAAATCCAACTGGCAAAAGGCTGTGGAGGCACAAAGGCATCTATATCTGATCTGTAGGTGTAGCCAATCCCTGCGTAGTTTTTACGCATGTTGCCGTTGTAACTCGTTTGCTTCCACGTTCCACCGAGGATTTTCTCTAGGTGTGCAGCACCGATGTGTTCCTTCTCAACACCGCTAGCGTCTGAAGTATCTTTGTTGTCTACTACGACAACCTGCTGTACGACACCGTTTTCATCTATGCGGGCAAAGTGCGCCATCATGCCTCCAATTTCAATCCGGTTAAATCCATCTCTTCCCCGACAACTCCGACAGGGAAGGTATTAAAACTAAGTGAGATTCTTGTGTCCTCGCCCTTTACTTCAGGAACCATATGTGTAAGCGAAGAAGGAAAGAGAATCAGCCTGCCTGCATAAGCCTCAAACCACCAACTCTCAGAGTTATACGGGTTCCACTGGTCAGGAGGAAACTTGATCTGTTGCCAGCCATCCTTGTAGAAATAAATCCGATCATCAGGGTTGGTCTGCACATAGAACACACCTGAGATGTAACTGTTGGGATGAGCGTGTTTGTGGTGGTACTGGCCTTGCTCGCTGTAGTTGCACCAGCTTTGCGTGACCCTTAAGGATACGTTGTGCTTAGGGTTGACTGTAAACTTGAAGTATTCGCCTACAGCGTCCTCAATGAACGATCTTAAATTCGTCAGCACAGGGCTGCGAAGTACGAAGTTATCAGTGCTAGTTGTGTTGCCTTGATTAGGTCTTGTCTGCAACTCACGGATGAAGAACAACTCCTCATCGGACAAGGGACGACCTAGCTCAGCAAAGCCTACAGGGATGGGGAAAAGATTATGCAACTGCACGCTCGAACTCCTCTTTGGCTATGCCCATCTCTTTGAGTTGCTCGTCGGTGTAGATCGTAGGGATGGAGTCCTCAAACTCTCTGATCTTGTCGATCACCCAGTAAACCTCTTCAATACTCGGACAAGGCCGTGGATCATCCCAGCGTGTGAATACGTTGTTAGAGATTTCCCACTTCGCCCCAGGACGAAGCAAGTGCATGGCTGTATCAATGCCTAGAAATTTGTAAACTTTTGTAGTCATGTTATTGATTGATTTTGATGATTACGATACCGGAGCCGCCTGCTTTACCAACAGCATCTCTCATTCCACCACCACCGCCGCCAGTATTAGCAGTTCCTGCGGAACCTCCTGCTGAAGTTCCACCGCCTCCGCCGCCACCAGAACCACCACTTCCGCCTGAAGTGTCGCCGCTACCTCCACCTCCTCCGGCATAGGTTACAGATGATCCTGTTATAGATGATGCGGTTCCATTACCACCTGATCCGCCGTTCTTAGCATTTCCACCATCACTGCCGGATGCGCTTGCGCCGCCACCGCCCCCTGATGCCCACTGTTGATTTGTAGAATATGCGTTTCCACCGCCATTCCCTTGACTAGGAGATGTTGATGGTGTGTTTCCAGCGCCTCCTGTCGAAGTTCCTGATATTTTCCCACCGCCTCCACCTCCTGAACCACCCGCTACTCCGTCAGCACTTGATCCGCTCGGATTACCATAACTTCCACCACCGCCGCCGCCAGCCGATGTAACGGTGGTAAACGGAGAAGGGCCAGATATTGAAGAAGATCCGCCGCTGCTACCAACGCCCGGGGTTCCTGTGGCAGGAGTGCCGCCAGCTCCAGACCCTCCAACAGTGACTGTATAATCAGAACCTGCGGTGACAGATATACCAGTTCCAGTTCTAAAACCACCGGCCCCACCACCACCACCAACCCAACTACCACCTCCACCACCACCTGCAACCACAAGGTAGTCAACAGAGGTCACACCCGTAGGACATTTCCACGTAGTCGTGCCTTTGAATACAAAGACGGTTTGGCTAGGTACGGTGTACTTTAGGATGACAATACCGGAGCCGCCAGAACCAGAAGTTCCAGAAACGTATGGGGCGCCACCACCACCGCCACCTGTATTGGCAGAGCCAGATGTTGCCGCAGTTAATGGGCTATTTAGACCTCCACTTCCGCCGCCGCCAAGACCAGCATCAGGAATTGTTCCCGGAGAATTTATAGCGCCACTACCACCGCCACCATAAGTTACGGACGAGCCAGAAATACTTGAGGCGGTTCCATCTCCACCAAATCCCGCACCGTCAGTATTTCCCGCTTCTCCGGCGCCACCGCCACCACCGCCAGCAAAAGTGGTGCTGCTTGCGCCAGCGCCACCATTATTACCTTGAGATGGAGATGTTGATGGCGTATTTCCCGTGCCACCTGCTGAATTTGCTCCAGCGCCGCCACCGCCACCGCCACCGCCGGAGCCGCCGTTAGAGCCAACCGTTGTTTGAACGCCGCCACCGCCGCCGCCGTTTGAGGTAATAGTGCTAAATACAGAGTTGTTGCCGCTTGACCCAGCAAATAATCCTGTTTGACCAGTACCGCCGCTTCCAACGGTAATGGTGTAATTCCCGTTACCATCTCCACCAGTAGTGGATACAGACAAACCTGTTCCTGTTCTATAACCACCAGCGCCACCGCCACCGCCATTGCTGGTTGTGGTACCACCACCCCCACCACCACCACCACCAGCCACTACCAAATACTCAACCTCTGTCACCCCAGTAGGGCAAGTCCACGTAGAGGTAGCCGTAAAGGTTTGGATGATGGTGTAGCCTGTGGTAGGCCAGATGCCTTGTTTCTGAGCAAGAAACTGCTCCATAAGCGACCAAACACCCTTAGCAGATGCTGTGGTCGGTATGTTTGCTGGGCCTATGACCCCGCCGTTACCGTATGGCATCAGGAAATCTCCTCGTAGGAGCAAACCACTTTCAGGTCTGAGGATGTGCCAGCCGTTGCACCTAGCGAACGATCTTCTTCTAGGTAGATATAAGCGTCTTTGTCAATCACCACCAAAGTAGAGTCAGCAGGAACAACAACCGTAGACGCTATCTGTGTAGCCGTACCACCTAGCGAAGCAGCAGAGTAGTAGTTGATCGTGATCTCTGCGTTGCTAGTTCCGTCTACGTTGGCAACATACAGCGAGTTGATCTTCAAGACCTTGCCAGAGCTCGCAGCGTTACTAAGGATTGAAGTAGCCGAGGTGGAAGATAAGTCAACCGTTACGGTCTTGCCGTTTATGGTTGTCGGTGAGAGTAGATTTGGAGCTGCCATAGTTGTTCCTATCCGAAAATCATTGCTGCTGTCACAGGACTAAACCCGCCGCCGCCACCAGTTGCTGATAAGGTTCCCGCTGCAAAAGACAGACCTGTGCCAACCGTTACGTTAGAGAATCCACCAGAGCCGTTGCCGTACAGAATCGAGGTTCCAGACGTAGCAGGTGCGTAGTCAGTGCCAGCCGATGCGTTGCTAAACCCGCCTGTGCCATTGCCTTTGAGAATTGAAGTCCCAGATGTTGCCGGTGCGTAATCAGTACCGGCTGAAGCAGCTGCAATAACACCGGACGATGCTTTCAAAAGACCGGTGGTTGTAGCTGCCTTAATTAACTTGCCGGTCGTGCTATTGAATAATGCAATCTGACTGTCTACTGACGAAGATGGCCCAACGACATCACCAGTTCCACTAGCAGACAATGTACCGGCAGCAAGTGATAAGCCAGATCCAACAGTTACATTAGCAAAACCACCAGTTCCATTATTAGCAAGCAACTGGGTATTAGTTCCTGTCGGTGCGGCAGCATAATCGCTTCCAGCAGTGGCAGCAGCAATAACGCCAGACGATGCTTTAAGCATTCCTGTAGTTGTAGCTGCCTTTAGTAACTTGCCAGTCGTTCCGTCGAATAAAGTAATCTGACTATCTACAGCCGATGACGGTCCTACTACGTCTCCGCCTCCGCCAGCACCACCAGTTTGAATTGCCTTAAGCATAGATCACCATTTCTCTTTCGCAGCCCAGTAAGCTGCACTCATTTTACCCTTTGCAATATTCTTTGCGTGTCTCGCCAGAAATGACTTTCGCCTAGCCGCATCAGCTTTACTCTCGCCTTCCTTCTTCGGACTGCCCGTTACACCTTGCTGACCGAAACGGATAGTCTTAACCTCATCGCCGACCTTTGCTACCACCACATGGCTTTTAGTAGGATGACTCGGCGTTTTCTTTGGCTTGTTATACCCAGAAACGCCAGCCTTGGCTAGTCTTGAATCCTTCATAGTGCAAGAATCTGCTTTTGTATTGCTTCTAGTTGAGCGAGCAACTCTTCCTTCGTTGGAGGCTCGATCCCAACAACCCCTGGCTCAGGTCTGTTATCTACAAATTCACCATTGAGATAATCGAATCCAATCTGCACATTTTCATCGGCTAAAACCCATTGTTGATGTGCAGCGTAATCAGCGTCTGAAATGACTAGGTTAACAACTTTGCCGTTTTCAATGACTGCGTATTTCATATTGTCACCACGCATAGACTCTAACTAATCCATTGCCGCCACTTCCACCAGCTCCTGACGTATTCGGATTATTCCCTCCACCACCGCCACCACCACCTGCCGCTGTGCCGCCATTTTCACCAGCAACAAATACAGCACCTCCATTACCGCCAAACCTAAATACACCACCACCACCACCACCTGTTGAGCCAGTTATTGACCCCCCAGCACCAGCCGAATATCCGCCGCCCCCACCACCTCCGCCGCCAGCTCCTCCTTGATAGGAGCATGAACCAGCATCGCCAGTCTGAGCACCAGCACCGCCATTGAAACTTTGTGCCATTCCGGTTGGTATATTAGACCCCGCTAAAACGCCACCGCCAACACCGCCTGACCTTTGAATCCCAGATGATGTAGAGCCACCTTGCCCACCTGTTCCACCATAAGCAATCAGGTAAGAACCAAAAGAAGTATCTCCTCCTGTACCGCCACCATTACCATCTGGGCCTGGAGGAAACCCACCTGGGAATGGAACTCCAGCACCTCCGCCGCCACCAGCACCAATAGTCACGGATACCGTTGAAGGTAAATCACTCGCCTTAAAATATCGGTATGTATACGCACCACCAGCGCCAGCACCACCACCGCTAGCACCTGAACCACTTGCAGAGCTGCTATTACCGCCACTTCCTCCACCGCCGCCAGCACCCAGACATTCAACCATCACAAACGAAATGCCAGATGGTTTAGTCCATGTGCCAGAACTTGTAAATTCAGTGACTGTGCTTGTACTTCCTCCGCCGGATGCACTCAATGTCCCAGCTGCAAGTGATAATCCAGACCCAACCGTTACGTTAGAGAACCCACCGCTTCCACTATTGGCTAATAACTGAGAGCTGGTCCCAGTAGTAGCTGGAGCGTAATCAGTCCCAGCCGTACCTGCACTAATAACACCTGATGAAGCTTTTAGTAACCCAGTGGTAGACGCTGCCTTTATAGCCTTCCCTGATGTACCAGAGAAAAGCACAATCGTGTCATCCACGGATGACCCTGCGCCAGTGACATCGCCAGATGCGGGTAACGATGTTGAAATCCAAGATGTGCCTGTTGACGTTAGAACATCGCCAGCAGTTCCAGGTGAAACCGTTGTTACAGCAGAAGTTCCATTACCAATGACAACGCCATTAGCAGGAATCGTCGCTAAACCAGTTCCGCCTTGCGGTACGGTAACTGTCGACGCTTGTTTGATTATCTTGCCGGTTGTACCGTTGAATGCAACTAGTGCGTTATTAGTTGCGCTAGCAGGACCGTAGACATCACCAGTAGATGGCAATACAGCCGAAACCCAACTGGTTCCGGTTGACGTAAGAACCTCTCCAGAAGTTCCAGGAGATATTAAATTAACCGGCGAAGTTCCATTGCCTGCAAGTAACGCATTCTGAGTAAGCGTATTTCTACCTGTGCCACCCTCAGAAACAGGGCTAACAACAAGCGGTACATTCTGAGTTGGTATCGTCTCTCCGCCATTTCGGTTCTTGCAGAGAATCGAAAAAGGCCCAGTGACATAAAACGATGACCTTACGCCAGCATTAACAGGGTAGCCTGCAACCGTTGAGATTGGCTGCGTTACAGGTTGCGTTCCAGCCTCATCCCAGTAAACCGTTAACGGGTTAGTAATCGGGTTCTGATTGATGACTCCAATGTAAATAAAGCCACCGTCAAGCGGTAGCCCATCAACGTCATAAAAGATCGAGATCGGAAACTGAACCTTATTGCTCATCACGCGATCCTATACCAGGAATTCGTCGGCTGATAGAACTTAATCCTAAATGCGTCTCCAGCAGCTAGCGAAGTTAACCCGTTACCGTAAATCGCAGATGCACCATTAAGCGTAATCGTCAGCGCGGTAATTTGCTGAGTCGTCGTTACTAAGATCTCAACGCCGTTAGACGTATTCGTATTCAGCGGTAACACTAGCGTACCAGTGGCCAGCGTTACGCCTGGAGCAAGAATAAGCCACTGGTTTTGACTAAGAGTAATCGGGAAAGCGTGAGTAAAGCCTGTAAGCGGTGCTAAGAGCGTAGTTCCTGTCTCTGGTGGACTAATATGCTCTTGAAAGTAAGCAAGCAGCTCAGATACAGGTAATCGCCTAGAGTCGCCGTTATTAGGTGTCCAGACAACGAACTGATCTCCAGGATTAACCTGAGAGACCAGCGGTAGTTGATTGATATAAGGCATAGCGACCTCAGTAGTAATAATCGTTCACGTTGATCGGATTCAGCGGACCCTCTGGCCCAGTCTGTACAGGATCAACAGGTGGCGCAACAAAAGGATTGTCCACTCGCCAAGGTTTGTTACCAGCACCAGCAGGCATCGTCGCTGGAAGCTGTAAGTCAATCGGAGCCGTAGCTCTCTGAAGTAATACGTCATACGCTGCCTTTGCAGCGGCTCGTGTTTCTGGTGAAACCGTCTTACCAAACGCTGGAGCAAGTCTTAAACCAAGATTCGTGTAGATCGCCTCAATCGCTGAATCAGGCACATCCGTTTGTTGGTCAAGGTCTGAGTCTTGAGGTGAGCTCGGTAATGGATAGCTTAATCGAAGGCCCAATCCGTTCCATGTGGCCATCATCGCATCTAAGCGGCGCAGTGCAGAGAGCAACTGTTCTGGCGTTAGATCAAAGATATAACTAGCCAGACCAATCTCGTCGAATGCTTGATTGACAAACTGGCGTTTAGTCCATCCCATGCTCCAACCCCTCTGTAATCATCTGCAAGAGCTTCTTGTCTGAAGTCCTGCCATCAAACTTGATTTTAAGCGATAAAGCCTTCTCTTCAAGTTCTTTTCGAGTCGGTGGAGCCGTGTCAACAGGAATAGTGCGAGGGTTTAACGCTTCCTCGCGGGTTGCATACCAACCAGCAGCTAAATGAGCGTTCCACTCTGCATCGTTATGCACATCCTTGTAATCCCATGTCTGCTTTCCATGAGAAAACCTACCAGGAGTCTTATAAACGAATGCGGGATATTCTCTCATTTCTTCTTTGCTGTCTTTGCTGATTCTTTGAAAGCCTTGGCAGTAGGTGCGCCAGGACTACCTGGAGACCTCATACGCTCAACCTTTGCGCCCGAAGCCTTCTGTTTCTTAATCCGCTCACGCTTAGCGGCAATGTTTGCGTAAAGACCTTTCATTTCTTTTTCGGTGCTTTACTTGGTTTGCCTGCTTTCATCGCTGCTGTGCGAGCAGTGGAAAGCGCAATGGCTACAGCTTGCTTTTGTGGCTTACCGGCTTTCATCTCTTTGGAGATATTCTTAGAGATGGTTTCCTTCGAGTAACCTTTTTTCAGCGGCATTACTAACCCCTAAAGGACAGAGACCTGGGTCTCCCCAGGCCTCCTCACTACTTATGGTGCTGGCTGATTGAACAGGATAATCCCTGACATCTCAGGCTGCTTATTGACCACACCGAACAAAGTATCAAGACGGAACTTGATCTTCATGGTGTTGATGTCATACCACTTCTGCATCACCAACTCGATACCCTGATCGGTGGTTCCGCGCATAACTGCGGTTCCAGCATCAGTCGGTACTGCAAAGCGACCAGGAAGGATCTCTAGCGCGTCTTTCTGCCAGAACGGGTTGATCGCAGCGGCAGCAGTGTTGATGTACGTGATGGGAGCCGTTGCTGATGGCGTAACAATCACGTTCTTGTACTGCTGCTCTGCATCCGAACCACCCTGAGCAGAAATGATCGGTGGGCTGATAACCATCGTCGTGCTATTCGTTACCGAGATAACACGGAAGGTCTTAAGCGCACCAGTGCCCTGCTTTGTGATGTGATGTACAGCTTCAACACCTGTGATCTGGAAGCAATCGCCTGCAACTACGCCAGTCGTATCACTAACCGTGACAGTCTGGAAGCGGTTGTCGACGTTCTGCACTTCGCCCGTACCAGCTGTTGATGTAGCGCGTGGGACATAGTAGTTACCAGCAGCAGTGCGGGTATCAATTGTGTCGCCAGTGCCAGCAGCAGCAGTGATGCGGTTTGCATAATCAAGCTTGTAGGTCGAGAAGCCTGCAACCTGACCAACGTAAGCACGTTCGTAAGCAACGCTAGACTTATCGTTGTTAAACGAACGGTTAGCACCACCACCCTGAAGGTTGCTAGCCATGTTGTTGTAATCGCGCGAAGAAACAGCAGCGTAGCGATCAAACATCTGAACGCCTTGCTCGTTCATGATTGCGTCAGCCTGGGCAATATCATCAAAG